GTGCAGGGATCATAAGCACACCAAACCATCCCAAGTAGAGACGGTTGTTAGTGCTAGTAACCCAGTCACAGAAACGCTGCCAGTTGTCAAATGGTTTGGTTAATGTGGCTGTAGTCATTTATAAAGTGTTTAAAAAATACCTGGAATGATTTGTCCAGTTGTTGCGTATGCTCCAAGAGCAGCGATGATACCGATCATTGCGAGTTGACCGTTGGTTTTTTCAGCTTGCTCCATAAGGAAGTTTTGTTCGTTTTCGTTCATGATTTCAATAGGTGGTTCGTTTGCGAAAATGTTTTGTTTACCGTATTCGGTTATTACAGTCATTGAATTGAAAGATAGGTGAACGGCGATGATGAACTGTCAGGTCGCCGTGTCTACCTATTTCTTAGATGGTCTACCTTTCTTTGATCCGTAAGTTCCTTTACCTTTAGGCATAATTAAAATGCAATGTTTGATCTGTCTAATTTTTCAATTAAGTCTTGTCTATATGCTGGATCGTTCTCGTACCTTGAGTCACTCATAGCTCTTACAACTTCAGCTTGACTTCTGAATACATCACCTGATGTCTTAGGAGCTTTACCAGATAACATCCTTCCTTCATATCCATTAGCGTTATCGTATTGAGATTTCAATCCGTTTATTGCTAACTTGATTGCTTCAGTGTTTCCAGTTTCAACAATACTATCGAATGCTTCTACAGCACTCTTATCTAAATTCTGACCAGCCCAACCAACTATCTTTCCGTACTCAGCATCGCCTCCTACAGAATTCTTAATTGAATTAATATCACCATCTGATAAATCAGCAGCTGGTTGTTGTTGAGCAGGTTGACCTTGTTGTAGTTCTAGATAAGCATTAACAAGATCTTGACTACTCATACTTTGAAACTTCTCAATAGTCTCTGGAGATAGCTTGTTATCGTTAGCGTAGTACTCAGCTGATGCCTCATTGATTAAGGTAACTGCTGGAGAATCTTCTGTAGTTTCTTCCGTTTCTTCGCTGTCTTCTTTGGAGTCAGTAGGTTCGGTGTCCCCAGCTGATTCGCTAGTTTCATCACCTTTTTCTCCAAACTTTTTTTGAAGTTCGACATAAGCTTTCTCTAAGTCTTCAGCATTTTTATACTTACCTGCAAGTAATTGTTCTTGCTCGGCTTGCATCTGCTCACCAACTACCAGTGAGTCTTGTTCATCTGCGTTTAAATTATCTGATGAAGTTACTGTGTCAGTAGCTGCATCGTATGTCATTGTCTCTGCCATTATTCAGTCGGTGGTTCCTCTTCGGGTAATAATTGTGGATTCTTTGATGGATCTGCTAGTGGAGAATTAGCCATTTGACCAGCCTGATCAACTAAAGATTGTTGAGCTGCAGCTTGTTGTTGTTGTTGCATCTCTTCTGCCATCTGTTGCTCAGTCTTAACTAGGTTTAGTACATCAATTCCTTGAGCAGCTGCTAATCGTTTGATAGCTTCTGAAGGATTAATGAATTGCATCAATGCCTCTGGACCTAATGTTTGAGCAATGGTAGTGATGAATGCAGTTAAGCTTTCTCTATCTTGTCCTCTACCTAGTGCATTAACACCAGCAACAATCTGTGGACGTACCAAATCTTTAGGGATATTAGGTAGTTCTTTGCTGCGTTGTAGTACCAGTAGTGTTCTGTTTAAGTAAGGTACTAAAAACTCAACAGTAAGTAGTGAGAATAGACCACCTAATTGTTGCTCTAGTTCTAATTGAGTTAGCCTCACTTCCTCTGCTGTAGTTCTTTCACTTTGCCTAACATTCAACTGCATGAATGCTTCAGCTATTCTTCTTTCTAATGATTGAACCATCTGTGCAGCTGTAGAGAAGTCAGCTGTTTTACCAACTTGAATGACTGCTACATCTTCTGGTCTACCTTGTACGATTGCACCATTACCTGCAGCTGCAATTGTTTGTGGTTTAGTTGTAGAGCTTGGTGATACTAAGAAGATAACTTTTGAAGCTGCTGCTGCACCTTCGACTAGAGCTTGAGATAATCCTTCAAGAGACTTCAAGTCTCCTATGAATTCCTCAACTCTACCTCTTCCATAATCCTCACCATCTACAGTATTAAATCTTAGTGGGAGCCAAGGACTAGCTTTCTTTGGAGCTGTGCTACGACTATCAGGAAGTATNTTATCTAATGCTTCNTGATGCCAAACCCATCTACCACTTTTCTCATCTAGTCTGACGTAGGTGTATACCTCAACCTCATCCCCATCTGAGCCTGACTGACCATCATCCATTGGAGGATTAGGTTGTGACACTGGCAGCTCAAGACCAAGTATCTTTTTACTTATTAATTCCTTGGTAACTATTTCTAGGACATTACCATTTCCATCTCTGTTGACTACATACCTATTTAATGGGAAGTTCTTAAGCCCATCTTTACCCATAAAGATAAGAGAGTTACCACCAACAATTAAATGCTTAAGTGCTTGATGTACAACAACACGATCACTAGATGCAGCTATGAATTCCATAACCATTCTTTCCATCTTACTAAAGGAAAGGTCTAGTTCACTTCTTATCTCAGGGGGTATCTCTTCACCTAGTTTGTCATCTCTAACTTGTAGTTTGAAGAAAGTAGTTTGAGGAGGTAGTAATGCAAGCATTAATTTTGCTGCAAGAGTTACTACCGCCTTACTACCTATCGACTGCCAAGGAGTATTGAGATTCTTTTGGCTAGGTTTAGATGAATTATCATCATCTATTAGGTATGGCAACGTGAGCTTAGAACAATCAACAGCGGTATCTAGGAATTGTCTTCTACCACTGCTTAGTGAATTGTATTTCTCACGTGCGTTCATTTATTTAATCCTCCAGTTGGTCCAGCTGTAGGAGTATTAACTTGTGGAGCAAGTGGAATTCTTAATTGACCTGTTCCTTTAGCTAATTGACTCTTTGCTTTCTTACTCTTAGCTCTCCTTACCTGTGGGTTTACGTCAGTTACAAGTGGATCAGGTGAAGGTAAAGGTGCAGCTGGTGGCGCAGGTGGTGGTGGTGGCGGTGCTAAAGGTGGTGGTGGTGGTGGACTTGACGGTTTACCAAAAACACACATTAGATTTCATCCTCCATAATTGATTTGATATATTCAATGACACTGGCTTGACCAGCTCTATACATAATTGTTTGTACGTCTTCTTTAGGATGAATAGGTTTCCATCCAAAGTTTTCCTCAAGCTTCTCTATTAACTTATCTAACCTATCGTTATGAAGTCTAAGAGTACTGAGGGAGATTTGTGTTTGCATGTTCGAAAAAGGCTGGCATTCTAGCTGACTTGGTTGCAGAAAGTTCTGGAGCCTTGCCGTTATACATTAAATTGTCGCTAGAATCGAGCCAAAATTTTTTGCTTAAATATTTATCGCCATAAGTGTTCTTATCTAATGGCTCCATTATCCAGTTAATCGTGGCTTTCCTAAGTTTATCCAAAGATTTACTCCAAGATAAGCCCATATCGTGACATACAAGGCTATTAGTGGCCACGTGTATCTGTTCGTCTCTGGAAATATCAGCTGATACCGTTCGAAGACCAGCATCACCATTAAACCTAAACATAGGTAATAGAACAAAGAATATAGCACGTTCAATAACTAAGGCTTTTGTAATCATGTGGTCAGGGTGCGCTTCCCACGCATCCCTTAGCAGGAAAGCTTCTTTCTCTGCTTTTTCATCAACGCCTATAGCGTTAGTGATGTAGCCAAGGGCGAGATCGTGTTTTATCTCATCCTTGACGTTTGATTCGAGGAGTCGCCGTGCAGATTCGGGAACCTCTTTTTCAAGTGATTCTGAAATAAACTCGCCAACTGGTAGCTCCATGTGGCGTATTGCGAGAGCACGGTAGATGGTCTCTTCAGATCCAGGTTTAAGTTTACCTGCTGTTGTTTGGACTGGTGTCCAGGTTCTCTTTCTATTGAGTAACTTTTCATATGGATTCATTCTTGACAATCGCATTGGGGTTCGTTGTTTAGAATCCCCTGCAAGTAATCTTGGACATCGTTCTCGTCTAAAGCTGCATAAGCATCACTCTTATCCTGAACGTCACCCATTACCTGTAAGGAATAATAAAGTGAAGTTTGGGGACTATCTAGCCACTCTTCAACGAACTGTTCGTCGTAGGTTACAACAT